AGCCTTTTGCTTTTTATAGTTTTGCTGGCATTGTGGACGTTGGCATGGTCTTGGATTTACGAGCGTTGTAAATGATTGTTTTTAAAATAAACGAAAAGCCATTAAGCGTTAATTTGGCGTGGCAAGGAAAACGTTTTAAAACGCCAGCCTACAAAGACTATGAAAAGGCAATGCTTTTGCAAATGCCGCCAAAAAAGATTGATCCTAACCAAATGCTAAGGGTTGAGTTTTTCTTTGGTTTTAGCAACCAAGCAAGTGACTTGGACAACCCAGTAAAACTTTTAATGGACATTGCGCAGAAAAAATACGGCTTTAACGATTCGAAAGTTTTTGAGTTAAACGTTCGCAAATGCATTGTAAAGAAAGGCGAGGAATTTTTACAAATGGGGATTTACCCGCTTTTGCCATTCTAACAAAAATCACCTTTATAACTTGGAATTAAATCGCAACCTTATATTTGCGTAAAGATTAAAACAATGAGCATTTACGAGGGTTTACTAATTAAGAAAGCACGCAAAGCCGCTGGTTACAATCAGTTAGATTTGTGCAAAAAAATTGGATTGAGTCACGCGCCAATAAACCACGTTGAGAACGGCTTGGAATCAATTAGCCTTTTTAACTTGCGTAAAATATGCGACGAAATTGGTTTGGAGGTAGTAATAAAGCGAAAAGATGGCTAAAGGTTACCCGATTTCAAAGCCTGACTATTCGCTAGAAATTAGATACCGACTAAGAGACGGCAACTGGTCGCCTTGGTCAAACAAAGGCAAGGGGAAATTTGAGTGCATTGAACTTGTCCAGCGTCAAATCAGGACATTGGCAGCCGCTTACCAGGGACGAGAAAAAGAAGTTCGCTTTGAGTGGAACGGCAAACTCTGCAACTTTGTAGGTGAGCCAACTGGGCAAACGATTTTATTAATGTAGTTTTTTTGGGTTTATGTTTGTTAAAAGCCTTGGCTAATCAGTCAAGGTTTTTTTTCTAACTTTAAAAAAAAAATAAAAATGCAGATCAACGATTTAGGATTTTGGGAGACAACCGACGAAACAGGACACATTCACGACCGCAGCATTAGCGCGGCATTGTGTCAATATTTAGCCGATAAACAAGCCAAGACAGTTGTAGACTTTGGTTGTGGTTTAGGTGACTATGCAAAGGCTTTCAAAGCCGATGGTTACAAAGTGGAGGCATACGATGGAAACCCAAACACGGAAACGCTAAGCGGTGGAATTGCAAAGGTGCTGGACTTATCTAAGCAATTTTATTTGGGTAAAAAATTTGATGTTGTTTTGTCTTTAGAAGTTGGCGAGCATATCCCAGCGGAATTTGAAGAGCAATTTATTGACAACATTACCAAGCACGCTAAAAAGTATTTGGTTATTAGTTGGGCAGTCGAGGGCCAAGGCGGAAGCGGTCACGTTAACTGCAAGAATAACGACTACATTATTGGCCAAATTGAGGATCGTGGATTTAAGCACAATCCAAAGGACTCCCAAACGATTAGGAACGCGGCAACAAATGCGTCGTGGTTTGGATATACGATTATGGTATTTGATAAGGTCTAACTTTGGTTAGACTTTTTTTTATTTTTGTTTGGATAAACAAGTTTTTACAAAATGAGCAACGGACACGGTGGAGCAAGACCAGGCGGAGGCAGAAAGCCAAAGGCCGACGAGATTAAGATAATTGAACAAATGGACGCCATCGCAGTCCCTGAGGACGCTTGGCGTGCGCTTTGGGTTAAATGCCAAGACGGCGACATTCAGGCAATCAAATGCTGGCTTAATTATCGTTTTGGAATGCCTAAGCAAGTCGTTGACGTAACAACCCAAGGCGAGAAAGTAACGCCTCCAATCGAATGGATAAAATCCAAATAATTGACAAATACGAACCACTATTTTTAGAGACGCCTAAAACGCGTTATTATCTTATAACTGGCGGCCGTGGTTCGGGTAAGTCGTGGACTTTGTCCATGTTTCTGTTAAACCTAACTTACGAGGAGGGCCACGTTATTTTATTCACGCGTTGGACGCTTACAAGTGCGTTTATTTCAATTATCCCTGAATTTATCGATAAAATTGAGTTGATGAATAAAGCGGAGGACTTTGAAATTACGCAAAGCGAGATTATCAACAAGGCAACTGGCTCAAAGATTTTGTTTCGTGGCATAAAGACAAGCCAAGGAACCGCAACGGCTAACTTAAAATCTATTGCTGGGGTTACGACTTTTATTCTTGACGAATCGGAGGAATTAATGGACGAGGACGTTTTCGACCGAATCGACCTTTCAATTCGTGCCGTAAATAAGCCAAACCGAGTTATTTTAGTAATGAATCCAAGTTATAAAAGCCATTGGATTTATAACAGATTTGTAAAGCATACGCGCAACGATACCAGTTACATTCACACGACTTATTTAGACAACGAGCATAATTTAAGCCAGTCATTTATTGGTCAGGCGAAGCGCGTTGAGCAAGAAAACCTCCACCGTTACGAGCATTTGTTTTTGGGCAAATGGCTAGACGATGCAGAGGGATTGCTTTGGAATCGACCAATAATTGAACGAGCAAGGGTTAGCGCTAAGCCTGACCTTTCGCGAATTGTGGTTGCCATTGATCCAGCGACGACCGCATTAATGGGCAGCGACGAAACAGGGATAATTGTTTGCGGTAAAGACGCCAACGGAAAAGGTTATGTTTTAGAGGACCTAAGCGGTAAATATTCGCCAACGGAATGGTCAACAGTTGCATTGCAAGCGTTTAAAAATTGGAATGCTGATTGCGTGGTTGCTGAAAAAAACCAAGGCGGTGACATGGTCGAAAACGTTTTAAGGTCACAAAACACGACCGCAAGAATTAAACTTGTAACCGCAACAAAAGGGAAATTTGTAAGGGCAGAGCCAATTTATTCGCTTTATGAGCAACACAAAATTTTCCACGTTGGCAGTTTCCCATTGCTAGAAAATCAAATGATTACCTTTGAACCTGACAAAGGTAAATCGCCTGACCGAGTCGACGCAATGGTTTGGGGATTTACCGAATTAATGTTAACAAGCCAAGATTTTTGGCACGTTTAGGATATTGAATCATTTTTTTATTTTATTACCCTATTTTTACAAAAAAAGACGCACGGAATGAATTACATTGATAGAATTAAAGCAGCGCTAGGCTTTAACCAAAAAGATTCCACTTATTTAAACGCGGTTTTCCCTTACTTGGGAAACAACGTGATTTGGACTGCACCAACCACGCAAAATTTTATCGAAAAAGGTCTATACCTTAACTCTGACCTTTACGCAATTATCAACTTAATTATTAACAAGGTAAGCACCGCGCCAATCGTTGTTTATGAAGTAAAGGACCAAAAGGCTTTGAATTATTACAAGTCAATGAGTCGCAACTTTGACAACTCAGGCGCTAAATTCCAGGCCGAGCGACTTAAAACAAAAGCCTTGGAAGAGGTCCACATTCCCGAACTTGAAAAGTTATTTAAAAAGCCAAACGAGTTCCAAACTTGGGACAACCTTTTAAAAGAAATTGCGGCATTCCGTCTAATTACTGGCAACGCTTACATCTACGGCGCTAGACGTGGGGAGCAACCAAACGCCCCAATTATTGCTTTATATTCGTTGCCAGCGCAGTATATGGAGATTATTTCAGGCGGTTTTAACCAACCGATTAAGGAATACCGATTAACTTATAACGGTTACGAGCGAATCGATGCCAAAAATGTTGGCCACCTTAAAAATATTAATTTAAGTTACACGGCTGGAACTGCTAACCATCTTTATGGCGCCTCACCTTTGCGGTCCGCAGTTCGTGATTTAACCACATCAAACGATGGTAAGCAAGCGCTTTTGTCTATGCTGCAAAACATGGGTGCGCGTGGTATCTTAACAGGCGACGGAACGGTAAACATTACACGCGAGCAAGCGCAAGGACTTAAAGAGGATTACGCAAGCAATTACCAGGGCGCAAACAGAGCGGGCGACGTAATTATTACGCCAGCCAAATTGTCTTGGGTGCAGATGGGAATGAACGCGGTGGATATGTCAATCATTGACACGCAGAAAGTCATTTTAAGATCATTATGCCGCGTTTATGGCGTCGATGCTAAGTTACTTGGCGATACTGAGGCCAGTACCTTTAACAATACCGAAACGGCTTACAAGGCCCTAATTAATAACGTTGTGCGTCCGTTGCACATTGAAATTAGAGACGTGCTTAACAACTGGCTTTTGTCCTCGTATGGTAACAAAAATCTGTTTTTGGATTTTGATTACATGGCCTACCCTGAGATGCAAGACGACATGGATAAGTTGGTTGGCCAATTGTCCCAGGCTTGGTGGTTGACTCCAAACGAAAAGCGCGCGGCCATGAACTACGGCGAGTTTGACAACACATTAATGGAACAACCATTTATTCCGCAAGGCTTAATGACCTTGTCTGAGTTTTCAGCGCAACCTATTGACGACGTAGACAACTTGGGAGATTATGCCCAATCCAACTAAAAAAGATTTAGCGCTTGCAAAGCAATTGGACGCATTGCAAAGACGTTACGAGAAGCGTTACGAGAAGCAAATTTACACGGCTTTAAAAAAGCAAATGCAGCCTTATTTGGATGCTATTAAAGAGGCGCCAGGTAATTTAAACGAGTTCGACCTAATTAGTCCAGCGCCGTTGGCCGATACGCTAGAAAGCCTTTACGTTGTGGCTGGCACGGCATACGCCGACGCCATGTATAATGCAATACAACCGCCAACAAAAGCAACAAAAGAAGCCTTACGCGCTGGCTGGCGTGACTTTATGCGCCTATTTGCAGTCAGAAACTTGCCGCAAACCTTAATAGAAATTAACAGAACAAGCCAAAAAATAATCCGAAACATTGTTTTAGGCGGATTAAATGAGGGTCTTGGATCGCTAGAAATTGCACGAAATATTGAGCAATCTGTTGCGGTAATATTTAGAAACCGAGCCAAGTTAATTGCACGAACGGAAATGGTAACTGCAACCAATGTGGCCGCAATGGAGTCGTCTAAATCGTCAGATTTTATGTACGAAAAGAAATGGATTCCAGCGACCGACACGCGCACGCGTCCAGATCATGCAGAAATGAGGTCTAAGCCTTGGATTCCATTCGACCAAAACTTTATTGTTGGCGGCGTTCAAATGGGCCAACCAGGTGACGCCTCAAAAGGTGCTGGCGCCGATCAAATATGTAATTGCCGCTGTAAGGTTGTATTTAGAATAATGCGAGACGTTGACGGCTTACCGATGCGCAAATGATTGCTTACGTTATCAACTTAGATTACCGCAAAGACAAATGGAGGTCGTCAATGAATGAGTTGGCACCTCATTTTAATTTGGAAAGGGTAAGCGCAATTAAACACGAATGGGGCTGGCTTGGATTAGCGCAAACCTTTAAAAAAATATTTCAAGAATGCGAGGGCGACGTTTTGATATTTGAAGACGACGCAACATTTAGGGGTTGGGCGACTAATTTACAAGACGCAATTAATGACTTGCCAGCAAAATGGGATATGTTGATGCTTGGGGCTAATATAAAAGACCCAAGAATTGACCGAATAAGTAAGCGATTGGTTAGGACGTACGGCGCTTGGACCACGCACGCAATTCTTTACTCGTATCGTTTTGCAAAGGAAATGTCAGAATTGGATTTAGACGTGCCAATTGACGAATATTTTAGGACAAAAGTCCACCCACGAGGCAACAGTTATATTTGCGTGCCGTTCCTTTCTTTTCAGCGCCCAAGCGAAAGCGATATTGAGGGCGGATATAAAAATTATACAAGCCTTTTCGAAGAAAGCGAAGCCAAAGCAATGCATTTTATTAATCAATAATTTATTGGTTTGCTTTTTTTTTATAGCCTTTTATTTTTACAAAAAAAGACGCAATGATTTACAAGAATATAAGCCAGGGAATAATCGAAGACGTTGACGATGTAAAAGGCATCGTGACTGGTTATTTTTCTGCATTTAATAATATTGATTCGGACGGCGACGTTATCGTTTCGGGCGCTTACAAAAAGACTGTTGCCGAAAACGGACCAATGGGCCGCAATAGAATTATGCACCTTTTGCAGCACAACCCTTTAATGCCATTGGGTAAGCCAACGGAATTAATGGAAGACGCAAAAGGATTGCGCTTTACCTCTAAGATTACCGAGACCAGTTACGGAAAAGACGTAATTAAACTTTATGCAGAGGGCGTTTTTAATGAGCATTCAGTTGGATTTGAAATTATTAAGGCCGACAATAAGGCTGGATATAGAGAGATTAGAGAGATTAAACTTTGGGAGGGATCAACAGTTACATGGGGAGCCAATCCAAATACGCCTATTGAATCAATGAAATCATGGGACAAGCCAAAGAGCGAGGAAATGTTGGCTAAATTTTGCAACATTTTGCGCAATGGAGACCTTACCGACGAGGGAATGATTCAACTTGAAATAGGATTAAAACAACTAGAAAACCATCTAAAGGCTTTGGAGTCAGTCCAAATTGTAGAATCCGAGGAAACTCAATTTAAAAGCGAAGAGGACCCGACAATAG